TTTTTCTTCTTTTTCTTTCTTTCTCTTCTTCACTGATTTTTTTTATTTTATCACAATGTTGGAAAGCCACAAGAGCAGAAAACCATAACGTGATAAGGTTATATAATTGCCTCAGCATCGTATTATAGCAACAACCATTACAGATTGCTTACTACACGACCAGCGTGCCACGACTTTTCAGCCATGAAAATACTTACATACGAGGTTTAAATAACCACTATATTATATATATAACGGATTGCAAAAAACAAACAAACCGCAGAAAACAAATTAAAGAAGATGAATAACTTAATAAACGTAAGTTGTACCAATATCAGAAACCAAAACTCCAGTATATGACACTGAGGTTGAAGATTGAGTTGGAAATAAAATAACTAAGGAAGCTGCCGTTGCAGTAAAATTAGCATCAAATAATGATGTAGTACCTCCACTGTTGGACATACTGGTTGTAGCGGTAGAACCTATAGTCCCACCAACATAGGTAATACCAGCATTAAAATAAGTCAAGCCAGTACCTATAACAACAACTTGCACATTAAAGGTATGACCAGTAGTCAAACCATTAATTATCAGTTGATTATTATTAGCACCAGTTCCAGCTGTAAAATAACCTGTAGAATTAGCAGTAGGAACTGTAGCATTGGCTACTGAACCAAATAAAGCTGAACCTGTTATACCTGACGTCCATGCTGTTGTGAATGTAAATTGAGAAACAGAGGGAATAAAGATAGAAGCTTGAGGATTAATTAATTCAATTTCATATTCCAACCAAATTTTACCCCATTGAGCTCCTGCTGTACCATCAACAGATGCAACAATTAAATTAGCCACATCATAGGTTTTTAAATCAGCTGAGCCAGCAACTAGTGGGCTAGATCTAATATAATATTCACGATTACACATCTTTGGATCCATATGTAAAACAACATCTCGCCATGGGGGTGTTTCAACTAAACCTGAGTAACTAGAAAAAGCTGCTTCACCATTAGGTAAACCATCTAATGGATCATAATCAAAAGCCATTTGATATGACCCAGGATAACTAGTTGTTGCACGAGTAATATAACGAACTGATAATTTTTTTACTTTATATTTTTCATATAACAAAGCCATTCTAGATAACCAAGGAAAAGTCGTAGCCAAACCTGGTTGCATAGAAAAGAATTGTGATGAAAAACTTATTTGACCAACAGCATTAGCTAATAATTCTTTATGTTTAACAAGAACCGAATTATGACCAATATTTTTTATAGAAGCATTAGAATGTTTTATAATAGTGGTTCTGCTAACAGGGACTTCACATATAAAGCTTTTTATAGCGCCAGGTTTTTGGTTATTCATATTTTTATTTTTATTTTTATTTTTTTTAATACCGGGTTTCCCTGGATTATATTTATTTTTATTTTGTTTTTTATCCATTTCCAATGATACGAGGAAATGCAATATATAATACAAATTTAGAAAAAGTTTTTCTAAAAGGAGAAATTTTGTTTAAGGGATGCTTATTAATTAAACTATTACTAGCTAGATGTGGAAAGATCACACACTTAAGTTAATAGGTTGCAAACCAGTGTACAAAATCCATAATTCTCGATCTGTTAAGAAATTTTTAAACGCATTAATTACATCACTATCATTTGAATTTCGATAGCGGTTGCGCATATAGTTTATATATTCAGAAAAAAACTCCCTACAACTCTCACATGCAAAGGTTTCATTACGAAGCCCACAAGCACGAATAATTGAGTGAGAACTAGTTTTTTCTTCATTATAAACCAATAATGAACACCTCATTTTTTCACAATCAATTGACGGCAACAACATAGCATAACCTAATGTTGGTATATCAACTTCTTTATACGAGTGACCAATAAAAGTACAATCTTTATTGTATCTAAATTGTTCACTAGCAAAATGATAGTCCATTAAAATTTCTTGTTTATTTATCCTAATTGATTCAACATTAAATAAGTGTTGTATGGAGGAATGAACTTCTATATTGAGATCATCTCCAACAATACAACAATTAATTGTTTTCTCAAAGTTTTCATAAAAGTGCATATGTGATGGTAAAGATAATAACCACAACACAACAACATCCATCCAATTCTTTAATGAATTGTCAGGAGTCGTGCAAGCTTGACCTGACGGATTGCCAACTCTACGACTATAAACAGCACCATCGACATCCACCATTGGGGCATCTGATAGTTCCTTATATATATTGTAGAGTCGTATCTTATTTTCATCAGTACGATCTTGTTTACACAACATTTTAAATCGAAAATCACGGATTTTATCAAAACACTTCTTTCGGAAATTGCCATCGAACTGAACACCATCTAATTCAATGACATTGGGTAAATTACCAAATTTTGTCATATAGTAATTTAATTCATGAAAACCACCACAAAATGGATTAAGTCCAATTTTTATAGGTAGCCTTCGATGATGTTTTATCAAACGGGCATTCATATCTTGTGTAAGCATAGTATGAGCTGTTACATGATTAACATCCATCGAAACAATAGTACGAATACCACCGCTTTCAATCTTCGATACTAATCTTAGTTCTTCTTTAATAGAAACTGAACAAAGAGATCGAATATAATTAGGCGTGGATAACAAGTCGTAATACTTAGCGAAAAAGTCACCATCTTCAGACATATGATAATCACATTTAAAAGGATACTTTGCCGTCCATGGCAAACCTGGACTTTTGTCAGGTTTCAGCCATTCTAAAGCCTCATCATAAGATAAGACCCGGCTATCTGATAAATATTTCCCAAAACATTTTTCTAACCAATCCCCAGCGATATCATAAAGACTATCAACATGAGGACTATAAGACGCTATTTTATCATAACGTCGTAAAGCTACAGTAGACTGGCCTTCGCGCTTCGGCA